AATCACCGAGACCGGTCACGGGGTCGATGGTGTTGGGGTCGATCTCCAGCGCGTCTCCAAGGATATCGTCCCGCGGTCGCTCCGCCGTTGGGAATTCAATAGTATTGGAGGGGAGCCCGAGACCGACAGTGTTGGGGAAGCCTTCGGCATTCCCCTCACCAAAATCAAAGCCACCTTTATCAGTTTCAGTCCANCCCACAACGTGNTCGTGAAGAACATCAAATTTAAATTGAATGTTGATCGTCTTTGGATATAGGAGGCCCGGATAGTCATAAAATCCATCTTCCAAGACCGGTGCAAAAGAAAATCCGTCAATTTTGCCCAGAAGGCCTTGATCATTAATCTTCCTGCCATCCTGTATTAAGTTTGCAAACTTTATTCTTAGTAATGGAGCCTGTGAAATGTTAGATACGTTAGAGCCTCCCCCTGCTCCTGTATAAGTTGGATAAAGACACTTGGTCAACCTATTCACTTCTACTAAGTTGGTTCGTGCATCTTCGGCGTCAAAAGCTGGGATAACGACACCAACATCAATGGAGCGTCTTGTGTTTTGAAACGTATATATATCATCCATCCTGCCATAGACAGTCTCGCTTGCCCACTGAGATTGAAAGTTATCCCTGAATTCTGTAAGCATCCCCTTAAAACCAATCGGACTGTCACCAGAAGCAACGTGTGTTATTTGTAGAGTATAGCCCTTTACGTTCTCGTAGGTTGTTGTGTGGTCGACATAAAGTTCTTTGTTGTCTCTGGCACGAGTGGTGTCCATTCCCGTAATATTTCGATACTGCGCGTCGTCGGCCGGGGCGCGGGGTTTCGAATTCTTACCAAACAAAGCATCGTTGAGCCACCCGCCCGACTTTCCTCCTGTCTGATTATTTGGTTTATTAAAAATCCCCATCTTAACTCCTCCAGTATAAATACAAGCTTAAACAATTTAGGCACTTAATTAATCAAGCACCAATCGCCCTCACTGGCACTATTTTTCCTTCCACAGTCTCTTCAACAAATCTTCCTAATTCTCGGTCGTTTAACTTAAGCACAACACCCTCTAAACTAACTTTTACGTTTCCAGTTCCGGTCGCTTCCCTGCCTCCGCGGCCGGCAGCAAAGCCGGCAGTGGCTGCGGTCATTGCGGCTGAGGTGTTGAATGCGGTGCTTGCTGTCATTAACGCCGTTAATCCTACCATCTTTGCAAGCGGAATATCCCTTATTGCCATAGCAAGCGCTGCGACACCGAAGGCCGCGCCGCCCAAAGAGCCAAAGATCTCTGCTAACTTTGCTATTCCATTTATGACGGCCGCGACACCAAAAGCTATTCCTGCAAGACCTGCAACGATTAGAGCAATCGGAACCGTAATAGACATCAAAGCTATTCCAAACTCTCCCACCCCAATTGCACCTCTTGAAAATTTTGGACCAGCTTTATCGACATCATTGCCGGCTTTCTTTGTCGCCTTACCCAGAAGTCCCATTATTCCGCTCACTGGGCCGGCGAACATCTGAAAAGTGGCGAGGGCTAGCCCATAAAGTTTTGTTGCNGCNACAAGGCTCAAAATCACTGTGGCAACGGTGCCAACCGCTTTTCCATTTTCTTGCATAAACTGATGAAACTTCTTCAGCAATTTTACAACCGGCTCCATCTGTACCGCGAGCAGCATCATTGTTTGCTTAAACTCATCTGCCAAAGAATTAAAGTCCGTGGTCAATTCATTCAATTCTTCTTGGGTCATAGACTGCTCTCTCATGCCGCCTGTTAGTCCATCAAGTTCGCCAGCCATAAGTTTTGATAATTCTGCCGTATCTTTAAGGCCCATAGCTTGTGCCATAAATTGCCTCTCGTAGTAACTCAGATCTGCGAAAGATCTACCACCTGCTCTGGCTGCGTCTGAAAGCATTCTTAATCTCGCGGACGGATCAGTTGTCATAACCATTTCCATACTATTAAGGAACGGGCCTCCAAGAATTGCGTTTAGCTGGCCGACAGATGCTGCTGCGCTGTCAAAGCTATCAAATTTGTCTGTTATATCTAGAACATCGCTAATCGACATTCTAGCAGCCTTAGCAGTTCTTGCCACATCAGCAAATGTATCTGCCATATCACCGCCGTGTTTTGCTAGGCGGGTTGATGCAGATGCAAACTCAGCAACTGCTGCCGGGCCTCCGATGCCTATCTCTTTGCCCAAGGCGTACATATCCATCTGCAACTGTACTGCTTGTCCTTCGCCGAGGCCCATCGCAGCCGTAAGGGTATCCATAGAACCAGCCATAGCACCCATATCGACGCCGGCTTTCTCTAGAGTGGCNCTTAGCTGCACTACTTGATCTCGGGTGCCGCTAGATAGCTCGGTAAAGCCTCGATAGCCTGAAATTAGCTCTCCTGTTGCCGCGGCGACATCGGCTATTGTTATTCCATTAGAGCGAAGAACCTTCTCGTTCTCCATAATGCTTTTACTGTATTCCTCTTGCATACCGGTTGAGGTTGCAAAGGAGACCATTGCTTTGTCGGTAGCGATAGAAAGCTCAAGAGTTTGTTCCTGAACGCCCTTTAAGAAAGAGCCCAACATATTCGCTGGTGTGAGAGTTTCCTCTAAGGCTTTGCCAAATGCTTTGGCGCCGTCCTTGGCCATTAATAAGCCAATACTAGTATTCTTATACCCGTCAGATATGCCGGTAAGAGAGGTTATTAGGGTCTTGCCAGTACCAACGAGGCCATCGTAGCCATCTTTGACCTCTCTTGCTGCCTCGGCCACTCCTTCGAGGATCTCTTTGAGTTCCTCTTGTGATTCTTTGTTTTTAACGGTGGCATCAATATATTCTTGTTGAGATATTGTGCCGTCGCGATAAGCGTCTTCGTTTCGTTTTTGGCTTATCGTGAGTGCTTCAAGTTCAACTCTTGTTTTTTTTATGTCTTCAGGAGATAATTTTTTAGCCATTTAAAATTCCTTATTTAAACGGCCACTTCAGACCTGTCGCTTTTTCAAAAGCAGTTACTGCATTCTTAAGCTTTGATTTTGACTTATACGTTCTGGGGTTATCCAAACCATAATCACGGGCTGTCTGGATATACTTCTTTTCTTTCGCGATCGCGTTTGTAAAAGTCTTAACTTCTCTTTCTGTGCCTCGGACCTTTACGCCCATACTTGACAGGCTGGTCCCAAACATATTATCAATTATCATCTTGACCCAAGCCCCCATCATTGAATAATAGCTGAATTCTTTGAGGTCTTTTGACCTCATCTCGGCAAAATCAATGACGATTGGCTGCAATTTATCTTCATTAAGGTTGTTCATAACAAAAAAGTCCCCGTTATATGGTAAATAGTTCTCAATAACAAATAAGGCTGAAAGATAACCCTTTCAGCCCCTTGATTCGACGCGGGGGCCCACAGGGGGGCCCTCGCCGACTTCGTATGTTCTTGATTTGCCGCGGCCGGAAGATTTACNTTCTANGGCTTCGTGCTCTTTTTCTAATTGATCAGACAAGCGCTTAAGAAACCACCTTCGAATAATGACTGGTAGACTATAGGCTTCGGTGAAGCTCCATCCACCATGATATTTTAATAAAAAGAATTCTTCGTAAACTGATTCTATGTATTCATCGGTTAGGCCAAAAAAACGCGGCCGTGAACGGCATAGAGACCTCCTGCTCAAAACCACAAGATGGACAACTGAACGGCACGGATAAATCAATATTTGGAACTAGCTTTTCGTAGGCCCTGCGAAGGTAAGTAGAGTCTTTAGCTGGCATACCATCAACAAAGGTGTTAATAGATTTTCCATCATCATACCCATTAACAGAAACAATAATAAGCTTAAGCTGATCTGTTAGGTTGCTCTCGGGCATCTTCTTCTTTTTCTTGCTTTCTGTCAATTTTGTAAGATACTGCTCATCTCTGCTGGTCAGGAGCTGCACTTCGACCTCGACTTTTGTTTGCGGAACAGTAACGATAAAATTATCACCATTCGGGCGCACATCGTACTCGCCCCAGTCGTCACCGTGATACACGTCCAAAGAAGTCAAATCATATTCTTGATCTGAAGTGGACGCACAAGATGGACAGACTGTCTTGGCTTCATACAACTCGCCATACCCTGTTATGCGGGATGCTACGAGAATAGCGTTCTTATCGCCCACCAAGAGTGTATCAGTATTGATCGACGGGTCTGCCAAGATGTTCTTAACAAAGCGTTCGATGGCCATACCATTCTTCAATAGTGCTTTAGATGAAAGGATGTCTTCATCTTTTGCTGTCATAAAACGGATCTCGGCCTGTTCTTTGCCGCGCAAAGGATGGCCCTCGGGGTAATACTTTCCCCTAGAAGGCAGGTCGACGAACTCCGTTGGCGTCGAGAAAGAAAAGCCCTGACTAGGCTCTTCGACGGGAGGAGCGGCTGACGGCTGCTGTGCGCCGAGACGGTCCATATTGTTTCTACTCAAATTTCACCTCAATGAATGTTTGTGTCTTATCAGGTCGACCCGAGCTTAAAGAAGTCGTTCTTTGGCGCGCCGGGGACCGTAGCGTTGTGGGCAGTGACACAATCCGCCCAATCATAACGGAATTTCAAAGTAATCTCCGAAAGTTCATCACTATCGTAAGACAATTCGCTATAGCTGACCTCGGTAAGGAACGCGCCGTTCAGGCTCCACTGTTCGATCCGTTGTCCTTCGTTATCGATTTGCTCGATAAAGACACCGCCAAGCGATGCGATCGAAGAGGCTTTTGAAATAGTCGACGTTTCTTCAGGAGTTGTAGCAATACTGGTTGGCAATCTGTAACCAGAGCCGGCGATTATAGCGAGAGTATTTGCCACGGCATCAGGATTGACCGGATCAACAAGAGTGACGCTCACTGGCTGCCAATCGACTCGGCCGGGATAATAAAAAGTGTGATTCAAATAAGCGTGCTTTATTTCACCAATACTAAAGGCTGGCTTATTCACCTTCTTGGCGTACCAGCTAGCACCATAGGGCAAGTTGCCGATGGTAACCAAAAACCTATAATTTCTCTTTGGGTCTTGACCCGCTGAATCCGTCCAAAATGCCATATTATGTTACTCCTTGTTTCTCATCATAGTAAATAGTGGTGAGGGCAGAAAACCGCCCTCTTTTAAATTAGTCCTCAAATGAAGCGCCGGTTCTGGAGATAACGAAGTCGATTGCAATAAACTCGATTGATCTGGCTGGCTTGAGGAAGATCTTAGCGTACAAGATGTTCCGGTCGATAAGATCGGGGGTTGTAGTCGTCTCATCCAGCACAACCTTAAACTCGGTCAACCCGAGCCTAGACATCACGCTGCCCAAGAAGGGGTTAGCTTGTGCGAGGAAACGGGCCCACGTTGCTTTAACGTTTTGGTCAAAAAGGACGCCGGCGGCAATTCTGGAGATCTCTTTCTTAATGTAGATCATCAGGCGGCGGACGTTGATCCTGTCAAGAGCCGAAGGCGTAACTTGCAGTGTCTTCTGACCGAAGACCACGATTCCCTCGCTCGGGAACGAAGCAATTGGGTTGATGTTAGCAGTATAGAGCTTATCTCTATCACTTCTCACCAAACGCTCCGTGGTGTTCACGACTGGGAGGCCTGCGGCGCCGTCGGTAAGCCCACCTCTGGTAAACCCAGCAGGGGCGAACCAAAGCTCAGACTTGGCCTCCGAAGAAGCGTATGTTCCAAGTGCGACAACAGAAGGCGGCGTCCAAATAAGTTTAGAAGTGTTGGGATCGCGAATCTGGACCCAAGGGTAGTAAGTCGCGGCATAGCTAGAGTTAAGGTCGCGGCTTCTCAAAGAACTAATTGCAGAAGCCACCGTACCCACATTACTCTGGAATGAGTTGGTGTTCTCAGTGAATGGCGTGTAGACATCTTCGATGTCGATGACAGCCATTGCATCTGCTCTAGCCTCGCAAGTATCAATGAGATGCTTGGTGAGGTTCTTTGCGGTCAGCCCGGGCACAGTCACTAGATTGGTCTCGACGAACTCAGGATCGGCACAGGTATCGATTGCTCGCTTAACAGTGTTGTAAGCGTAGTTAGTGTACTGTGTGTCGGTAGAGCTAATATTGCTGTTTCTAAGCGGCTCGGCCTCGAAAACATCCCAGCCATCAAAGCCAGCATATAGAGGAGACGTAAACCGGTCGTAACCTTCATCAAGGATCTGCTTGTAAGAAGAGCCTAAAGCGGTGGTCGAATCACGTTCTCTTCTAGACCCGGATTGGAAGAAAGCTGACCTAGCTAGAGCCGAGGTGCCTCCGGTAAAGCTAGTGTTCGTCATGGCGCCGGCGCCGAGTTCAACGATAGTAACGGTTGTATTTCCATCGGAGCCTGCGTCCCTTTGTGTTACTGTAACTACATTGGCAGAGTTAGTTGCGCTGAAAAAATTACTATAGTTTATCGCGGTCTTGATATTGACTGCGATTGCAGTAGCTTGTAGTGAATCATCGCTGGTGCTATCCGTCGCTGCTTCGACATTCCCGTCAGTTGCGGCGGAAGTTGTAGTTCCGCCGGCGGCGTTTATGGTACAAACAACAGTTGTGCCGTTTGTCGCGACTAGTGTAATAGTGTCACCTGCTCCAATAACATCCGGGGAGTTTCCAGTTAGACTGGCGTCTCTATCGATAGTGATGGTACAGGTAGCTTGCGCGGTTTGATTTTCTGTTCTCACGTCATCAAGCGAGAAGGCCCAAGAATATTCTCTATCGGCCCCGGGGCCGGTAATCGTATCGGTTTGGGCATAGCCGGCTGGGAGGCGGCGGAGATAATCACCGTATCCGGGGTCGAAAGTTATGTCAGTGCGTGTTTTGCCTGTCTGAAGTCCGAAGTAGGCCTCTTTGTGTCTTCCAATGCCGCCATCGGAGGCTGAGATTCTGGTCAGTGTTGCCGGCCACACATATGAAGCGGTGTATTTATACCTACTCTCCGTCTGAGAGGCGCCGAATGCGATATTTGTTAGTCCAGATTGGTCATGTTGCAAGGCTCCGATTGCATTACAGTTATCGTCTCCCGAGAGAACAACAAAGGTTCCTGCCCGGTTGCCCTTAGCTTCAGTTGCTCTAGCTAACTCTGTTGAACCAGCGGAAGATGAAGCATATTGGAACGGATTGAACACAACAGTGCCCGTGGCTCCATCATCACCATCGTTAGACCTGACCAACCAACTAGTTGGGCGAATAGGACCAAAAACACCAAACGGCAGCAATTCTGGGTCGGCGGTGCCATTTTCAACAGAAGGGTTCATCTCGATTCGGATAAAACGAGATTGATTGACATACTGTCCATATTCTCGGAGTCTGTTTGTACTATAATCAAATGACATATACATATCACCGACCTTCGCTGCAACATAATCTGCGGAGGCAGGATTTAAATTGCAATTGGTGTATTGCTCAAGAATAACTGGAACATTGTCGGTGTCAGATGCTCGGCGGATTTGGATGGTAAATGTACCATACGGGTTAGACAGGCTCGTAGGCGCCTTGATGTCTGCGATGGAAATCTTGATATTGTTTTGAAGCCATTCGCCGGAATCGAGCCCGTGGAATTTAAAGAGCTTCGTCATACGCTCGGCAGCATAATGTGCGTACCCGGTAGACATGTCCTGCGAGAAGAACCAGCCAGACTCTGGGTTTTTGAATCCTTCGAGGTGATCATGCCACCCAACTGTCGCCGTGCTGCCACTTGCCGCGGCATTGCCAGATCCACTTGCGAGAGGGAGAAGAAGGCCATAAGAATTACCAGAGGTCCCAACAATATTAAACAAGTTGCTCTCGAAAGTTTCTCCCAGCCAATAATTGCCCTTACCCTCGGAAACCGTGGTGGAATCAACAACGCTTGTGTTTGTCAATATGGGATCCGTGTTGAAAACTTTCCGAATGTAATTCTCTGATGTTTTATCAAAGTTGAACTTTGTGGTATAAAGTGTATTTTGTGAGGTATCCTGAATTACACCTTCGAATGTATAACTTGAGTCTTCTGAGTGGATCATGGCACATGATGCTGTTATGGGGTTTTGTTCAGCCTGAGAGCCAATCGAGACTTGCTTACCTTTAAGTGTGAACGCGCCGTCTCGAATATACCAAACAGCAGCCAAGGAGCCCGTTCCCAAAGATGTGCCTCTAACATTCTCCATATCAGAGCCCGAAGGGATAATCCAAAGGCCATATGCGCCGCCGTTACTGGCCAGCGCTTTGGCCGGGTCTTTTTGGGTTCCAGCAGAAGTCTCGCCGGAAGTTGTCGTCGTCCACCCAGCCTGACCGGCAGTTGTTGCCTGATCATGCTCGGTGCCGAGAAGGCGGAAAATGTTTGCAGGAGCAACACCAGCGTTCAACCAAGCAAATGCGGCGTAAGCGGCATAGGTGGGTCCGGTCTTGTTTCCTTCGCGCCAAACGTCTCCGGAAGATGCGCCGGGAATTGGGTTGCCGAATGTCTCAACAAACTCGGCCAAAGAAGACACCTTATAGGGCCTCATAGCGGGGCCCTTGCGATAACGACCAATGATCGTGGGACCTGTTGCGTCCGGAATTCTCGGAAGCTGGGAATTATCTACTTCGCGCAGGAATATTCCGGGTGATACAAATCTAAACTTTCTAGCCAACGTTGACGACATTTAAAATTCTCCTATTATCGTTTAAATAATACGGTTTTTATTGGGTAACCTTTTACATAATAAATAGTATTTGAAAAAGCAAAAGGTGTTTTACTCTCTATAAAAAGACTTTACACCTTTCTTCGGATTGAACTCCGGGGAATCAGCGGTTATCACTCGCTCACGCGGGAACTTAACCTTGACTGCATTTTCTCTAATGGAGATCTTGGGGCGCTCTTCATTAATGCCCCCGCCAAGCAGATATCCTAGCACCTTAAATTTAATTACCGATTCATATGAACTCTCATCTTCTCCACTAATATCCAAAGACTGAAGAAAATCATTCTGAATAAACCCTTCGAAGCGGTGGCCCTCGTGGCTCATAAAGAAGTTGTTAATTTGGCCGGTGCCTGTTATAAACGGAGTAGCTATTTGGTTCAACTGGGCCTGATAGTTGGTGCGCACAGTAACGCTGTATTCCGCGGCGACATAAACAGGAATTGGCATTGTGATTGTTTCATATACAACCTTGTTGTTTCGGGGGCCGGGATAATTGCGTTGTCCGTGTCCGACCGAAGTGCCACTTAGAGTACCATATTTCCTTGCCGAATCTGCATTTAGAAAATTAGCTGTCTNGTCCTGATTGATCCTTCTTGCGACGGTTAGTGCTCCGCCGCGGGCGTCGGAAATGTTTGGTATATGAGCCCAAGCGGTGCCNTTAAACGCCGGATCTTTGGTCAAGGATGTTCTGTTAACAATAAGCAAAGGGAGTTTTATGACCCCGTTTAAGTCCCTAGANTCTCTATTGGACTTAATTTGATAAGCCCTCTCTGCGGAGATCCATATAACTGGAACCTTTTTGAAGCCTTTGTTGGTTTCGGACGAGGCGTTAATTGAGTCGTTAACCCAATTATAAAAAGCCTGATCGATTGTCTCGATTGTTGAAGGCATAAGGGTGATTTCTCTTAGCCTACCATCGGCATCCTTAGTTTTTGTATAAGAATAGTCTGGTTTTTTAGCTGCCATCAAACAATCCCTCTCTTGCTCTCACGCACTTGGCGGATATTTCCATTTTATGACTAATCTGGCCGAATACCTGTTTGGGCTCCGATAGAACAGTGATCTCATAATATATATCTCCGTACAACACAAAATCTCCTTCGCGGACATAAAGATCTTGATCCTCTGTCAACCTTCTCTTGTGAAAATGAACCGTGATCGAGGACTCTTTATCCAAGCCAATGTTCGTATCAAACTTTGTCTGGATCCCGTCATACTCGACCAAAGCAAAGACCCTTACAGGTGGAAGGAAAGACTTGTTAATCGCCTCGCCATATAGGGGATGATAATTTGTTCTATCAATATCGATAGGATAATATATAACCTGTTGGCCAACAACTCTCTCAATAAGTTCGTCGTTAACCTGTTTTACAAGATCACGTTCCTTCTTCCCCAAGAACAGCGGAGGAGGAGGTTGTGATGGTTGTTTCCATTTCTTATCATTCTCCGACATTCGTTAGTTATCCTTGGTAAATTGGAAGAGGGATCTCCTGATAAACAGTGTCAATAGCTGTGACCATTGCGGCGTTTTGTTCTGCGAGGGCCTTATAAGTCATTTCATCCAATACGGTTTTAAGTTCCTCTTTGAGCGTTGTTTGCTCTTCTTTGGCTTGTGACAATAAGTCTGATGCGTTCAGAGTAACAGAATCACCCGGAATAGGTATAGTGGCAAACTTGCCCCTTATTTGGCCGAGCACCTCTTTTGATAAGGCCAGAGCATAACGTCGGATCCATTGCTTTCCTATCGAGTTAATATATTTATAAGGTATGTTAGGGAATGGCAGGGTATTCATATTGTTGATACCCTCAACACCTGTCTTCTTGCCCTCTTCTTCTTCCCAAGCATCAAGGTGCATAGTAAATGTAACCCACATTTTTGCTGGGATTTCTGCTTGAGGTATGGGGAAAAGCTTAAGTTTGTTATTGTGGACTTCATACGAATAGTGCGATAGCCTTGTATACATATGATCCTCGTAAGCCATCGCTTGGAGTTTATTGTGCCAAGCAGGAATTAATTCAAAAGTTGTATCATCTGCAAACTGACCATAGTAGTTTAGGTTGCCGACGACATTAAGACCTCCATAATATCCGTAAAACCTCCAAACCGAGGCTGGGGTCTTATAGAATACTCTGCGAATCTTATAGTTACGATTCATCCTGTCTTGCTGGTTTGCTGTGAGTGCGGTGCCACTCTTTTCTAAGCTACCTGTTCCATACGGATTCGAATCATTCGTAGAAGAACTGGAAATAAGAGTTTGCAAATCATATTCCTGCTGNCCGGNNACAATATCAAACGACGCGGAGTANTCCGTAAGGTTGCCGCCGACACCAGCTTCTTCAGCCAAACCCTCTGCAACCCTTTGTGCATAACTGAACTTGTATCTCGGGTAAGCCAAGTTGGCCGGTACACCCGAGGAGGCGCCGTCAATCATTTGACCATCATGATCAAACGAACCGGTTGACATCCCAAGGAGGTCAGAAAGAACATTTTTGGCCTGATGGATGTTAATCTGATATGAGTATTCTAGCACCGCCTCTTCATAAGAGGCATATATGTTCCCGGGCGTAAGCTCTACATCTAAAACGTCGCCGCCTAACTTTTTGTAAGTATATGTTACTTGGTCTGCGGCGCCGTTAATAAAGTTATCATCATATAAAGGAGAGACAGAGGACGCATAAATTCCGAATGGGTAGTGAGTAACATTGCCGGCACCATTACCCGTGGTCGCTGTGCTGCCTGTGGCAGTTAAAACAATCGCGCTGGTTGTGGAAGATGGTGAAAGGTTTGGTGCTGACATTTATTCTGTTCCCCCTTATGCGCTTGCTACAAATACTTCTAAATCAACTGCGGAAGTACCGGCGAGGGCTGTGATATCTACTAAGTCAGCTAAATGTGTTTTAAATGTAAGTGTTACATTAGTACCAGAGGCGATGTCACCGGTGTCGATGGACTGGCCCGGTTCTGCTCCTACAGTAAAAGATGTTACCGCTCCAACTGTATTGACTGCTGTGACTGCTGCATTCGCTGGTATNCCAGTTCCACTTACAGATTGTCCAACCGCTATTTTNGCGCTTGAATCGCAGGCAACAGTTGCAGAATCCGCTGTAGTATCACAAGTGGCATCTGTAAATGTTAATTCTTGCTGATTNGCNTCCATTGTNTCTGCGACACCGGTATCGTGATCTCCATTATATATGAAAGATTGCCCGTAATCTAATTTTAGTGCGAATTCATCACTGTCTTCATCCCTAAATGTTAAAACAACATGATTTGTATCATCTAGGTTCGTTATTCTTATATATTTAACATCATCTTCGTCAAATTGGCCCGCTACATAACTTTTTGCCAAGTCGGTTTGCGGCGTCGTCGCGAATCCCAAAAGTCCAGTTTCCGTTGTTGATATGGTAACTATTCTTTTTACGACCTCGTTAATGCCGCCTATAGATAACACATTTTTTGAACCCTGATCTCGGCCGTTCAGAATAATTTCTTCTATCAAGGTTACTTTTAGCTTTGAACTTTTAATTGTACTAGCCATCAACAAATCCTCCCGCTGCTAATCCTCAACAATAATTAGTCCCCCACAAGACAAAACCCCCTACAATACTAAGGCTGTTTTGGTACGGGGCTTGTAGATGCGTTTCTAGGCTTACAATAACTAGTCTAGTCCGTTCATCGTCAAGATAGCAACCAAGCCGGGAAGGTCCTCTTTCACATACACGCCTGCAAACAACGTATCCGTTCTTCCGCCAACATATGAGATTGCGGCGTCCAAATGCTTACTGATATCTGGGTCGTTTGCCATTTCTGGTGTCACAACCAGCAACATCGAGCCTGTAGCGGGCTTTCCTTTGGGTAACGGGCAAGGGGAGCGGTTCAAACAGTTCTGAAATATCGCTGCACCCAAGGTTGGGTCTTTCGGGTCTCGAATAATGGTCGAACCAATGAATGTTCTCTTCTTGGTGCGAAGGCAGCGCTCTAGATCTTTAGAATCAAACGACTGAATGGATGATTGTTCTGAGGATAGCTTAAGTATCTGTCCCAGAAGCTTAGCAAACGCGGTGTTGGCAAACGGGAACATTCCAAGCATTCCGACTTTGCCTCTCAGGAGCTTCACTTGTCTCTCGTTGTCTAGGACGATATGAGTGTGTCCCGAGACATCCTTCAAAAGAGAAGCAGCATTCTTGCTAATGGTCGAATTCAGAGATTCTTGTGCTGATGGTTGAGAAATAACATAGACAACATTGCCCCCAGCACTCACAGACTTCAAATAACGCTCAAATACGCCGTGTAAGGACGCGGCGGCACTTCCAGTACCTCCACCCCCTCCAGCGAAGACAAACAGCCAGTCGACGCNTCCAAGCTTGGTTCTNAGGGCNTCCTCNACNACNGCACCGTTGTCTGCGAAGATGGTNTTGCCAAGGTTCACGTCTTTTCCAATACCATCTGCGTCGGGAATCAGGACAACGTGCTTGTCGTCTACACCTTCTGGGATATCTTTAGCCGTAGTATTAACGAGAAGGGTTTTGTTGAATCCAATATCAAGAAAAGCTTTGGCCATTTTGCCTCCGCCTCCACCAATGCCGACGACGGCACAGTTTAGCGAGGATATAACCTCGTTATCGGCTAATTGCTCTTCACCTTTTACTTCTTCGTTATCACCATAATGATCTATGAAATCGAAATCACTCATTTTTCTTCCTCGTTGATTTTTTTACCGTAGTCTTTCTTGCTCTTGACTTTGTTTTTGTTTTGGGAGCAGCCTTCTTCTTAGAAACAAACTTTGGTTTCGCTGGTTCTATAAGTTTTGGCTCTTCTATGGTTTGTGTCTTTTGTTCCACTTTCTCAATGACAACCTCATCAGGCTCTTCATTTTCTTGTTTATTTGCAGCAACCAGTCCAACATACTTTGAATGCGTCCTTAGTTTAGCAAATTTTGGATTCTTCAACACTCTTCTTTTCTTGCCCACAATTCCTCCAGTGGTTTATAGTAATTAGTTCTCAATAAAACAAAACCCCCAACCAATAAAGGTTGGGGGTTTGAGATTAACTAGTGTTTAGTTATTATGATTCGTCGGTCCATGTGCCACCTAACTCAAGAATCGTCCAGCCAACGGCAGATCCGTAAGTAAGCTTAACAAAGTCTCCCTTCTTGGCTGTTGCTGCCGTATTGATAATGTCCTTGTCGTCTGTACCGGCGGCGCCGGCGGCATCAAAGAGGAACTTATCGCTCGCATTTGGCGAAACGGTCATCAGCGTGCCGTCTGCGCAGCCATTGATAAGCCAAAAGGAAACTCCTTCTGTTACTGCCGGCAATGTAAGCGTAGCAGTCGATGTAATGACAACGGGATGAAACCCATGTGTTGCTGCATCCAAAGTTGTGTCGCCAGTCAATGTAACTGCATTTGACAGCCTGCTCGGTCCGTCAGGATAACTGAGGTTGTTCAGTATTTGTTCAACTCTCGCGAGCCCTATTCTTTTTGTTCCCATGTTAAAAACCCTCCATTTATAATCGTGTCACCGCTAAATTGCGGCCGTGCCTTCAAGCACGCAATAACTTGGAATGAACCCTTTGGTTCACTTATAAATAGTCTTATACAATATCTTAAGCATAAAAAAACCCGCCCTCCGAAGAGAGCGGGTTAGATTGTTAGTCAATCTCTACTATGGATTAGCTAGTTGCACCAGCTTCGCCAACGATACCGCGGACGATAACAAGACCGTACATATCACCACGCACCATCTTCTTAGCGTAGCGAGTCATCACGCCCTTACGGGGCACGAAGTCCTCGACACCAAAGATAGTAGGTGTGACCTGCAACGGAACATACGGAGCGTAGACATAGCCACTCTCAAGGAAGCTTCCACCCTTGCGACCAACGAGGATCACGTTACGGATGAAGTAGGGGTCCACATAGACATCCCATTTCTTCGAGATAGAACCAGTCTTGACAGCACCGACTGTACCAGCATCGGAGTCAACAGTGACAGCCGCGCGGAAGCCAGCGGTGAACTCAAGGATAGAAGCAACTTCTGGTGAACAAATCACGAAGTTGGCTCCACCACGCAGAGTCTTGCGATGGATTCTAGCAGACACATCATTGATGGTCTCGATGAGGGTCTCGTACCACTCGGACACGGTACCGGTGAAGTCAGGAGCAGCCGAAGATGCACCGATTTCAGCACCAGTCTCACGGTTCACGAAGAGACCGGGAGAGCGAGCCCAATAGAGAGTACCAGCAGTTGCACCCTGAACAAGATCACTTAAGATCTCACGATCGATCTCAAGAGCAATGTGCTCGGAGAGAACGCTAGTAAGCTCAACCTCAGCATCCAAGTTATGGTATGCATTGAGGTCCTGACCTAATTCAGGAGTCCACTTAGCTTTCAGCTTCTTGGTGATAGCGGTCACAGCCACGGAATCAACCTTAATGTCGATCTCGGGGATGTACTGGTTGTCCTCAAGTCCCCACAAGGCCTGTGGAATCACAACACCAGTGGAGTCATTGCCGTCGCCGCTTCTGGCGCCGCCGAAGTTATCAGCAGTTGGGAAGTGGACAGTAATATCAGCGGAAACCGCGGTACCCGCGTTACCGTTCACCGTGGTCCCGAAAGCTGCATCCTTGCCAACAAAAGTCATGAAC